GCAAATAAGCGGTCTACCATAGTGATGCAGACTCATTTCACTTGCCATTTTAATTCTTTCGATTGCTTTTTTCTCTTTATCCATTTTCTCAGAAGCCCGGTATACCCTTGCCCCGGCCGGAGGCTGGCTCCTTTCTATTTTTCGCTTATTTTCTTCTTTTCCTCTCCGTGTTTTCCTCATCCATTAATCTTTTTTCCCTATCGCTTCGCCAGCTCCCTAACCAGTTCATCATTCCCTTTTTTCGTAAGGCCTTCATTACATGTGCAATCCGGATATACACAGCGGAAACAATCCGGATATTTACAGAGCGGCTTTGAAATTTTCGTTCGATTCATTTCCAGTTTTCTCTTGGTCTCCAGCAGATCCGGTACCTGGACCTGTCTTCTGCTGCCCGCTTCCGCAAACCAGATCAATCCCGATCTCTCCAGATATGCCCGAAAACAAATCTCATTTTTCTCAATCTGAAACATAACTTTCATGTACACCCACACCTCATGCACATCCATCCCGTCAAATAAAAGTTCCTGTATCCTGGATGCGTATTTCTCGTAACCTTCCACTACTCGATCACTTCCATTCCTCTGATTGAGACTTCATAAGCTGTTCTCTCGCTGTCGTCTTTTACATAAATCCTGCTCTGTATCATTCCCATGGCTCTCACTTTTGTTCCGACTGGAAGCCCTGCTGCCAGCCTTGCGTTCTAATACCAACGAATTGCCGGGAGATAATCACTTTTTCTGTGTTTCCTGTTTACTGCAATTAAAATATCCGTGATTTCTTTTCCGAGTGGTGTCTCTCGATAGAGCGGCTGTTTACAGATATATCCAATCAGATCAATTCTGTTTTGATCCGCTTCACCAGCTTCGCTGATTCCTTTTACAAATACATACAATTTCAAATGATTTCTTTCTCCATCCTTTTCATTGTAAGATCTGTATTCTCCAAAGATTGTAATTCTCCCTCCTACATTATCCCGAATCTCCTGCACTATCTGTTCCGGCACCTGAATCGGTATGACATCCATGTTTCCACTTGTCCGCATGACTTCTATAGTTGATTTATAGATCTTTCTTCTGTCTTGTGAAGTCAATAAATACTCTGGTGTTTCCATAATTTTTCCTGTGATCTTTACTGTGTTGTTTTCCATCTTTTTCTCCTATATTGCATATTCCGCTGATACCCGTCATGGTATTACTCCATTTCCAGCCCGCTCAGCGCTTTCAAGATTCTTCCATCCATGTTATCTTCATTTGCCGGTGTTTTTACAGTCAATAACATTCCAGTCTCATTTACCCACAGGATGAAATATCCCATTCCCATGGGTCCTGTCGGAAAGTCTTCATACTCACCTGTTTCGGATAGGCTTACCATTTCCAGAATTTGATCTGGTATGTAACTCATCTCTTTTGTCTCTACATTCTGTAACACTGCCATTCCCCTGTATTTGATTTCTGTATCCTCATACCGGTCTCTGGCTGATAACCATTTCTTGTATTCCCACTCATCCCTTACTTTTAGTTCATACTGCTTTTTTCCCTTTTCATAAGCTCTGTATACTTCGCCTTCTTCCGGAAGATCCCCTACAAGTTCAATGACTGCTGCCTTATTCTTGCTTGTAAAGTCCTTCTCATATACAAATAATATCCAATAGGCTCCCTGTATGAAGTACATTTCCTCTTTCTTTCCTACAGTGAGTCCTGCACCTTTCCATGCATCCTTCAATATTCTCTTAAATATGCTCGTCTTAATAAACATGATGCTCCTTTCCTCTCCCAGAGTTATCTGGGAGATAATGTAATGGCTTACGACAGGTTTTGTGACGTACCTGCTGTTGTATCTTCACGGCACTTGGCTGGAGATGCTATAAAAATTGGAATCCTGGATGTCCTTCTTTCTGCTTTTCATTTTGCGGTTCTTTCATCAACTCTTGCTGATCCAGATAATTTTTCTTGCTGATCTTCATCCAGTCTTTCCGTGTGTGTGACTTTTCATATTCCCTCTGTGCGATCTCGCAAAGCAGTTCTCTTGTCTTTCTGCAATTATGTACAGCTTCTTTCCCGCTTTTATGGTGCGGTTCACACAAATACACTTTCAATCCCTCGGCTTCCGATAGAATTCTCATCCCGGATCCAAACAATACATGGTGTTCCTCCGTATACTGCTGCCGATAGTCTCCATACAGATTGGCACAGAGATAGCACACGCCCTTTTCTGTGTTCAAAATACTTTTCGGATGGCTGATTCTCTTTTTCTTCTTTTTCGGCTTAGGAAACGCCATATCACTATAATCAATACTCATAAAGTAATCACTTTCTTTTTCCAGTTGTCCCATCCGCCTTTTGGCCAGGCAAATTCTTTCTTCAGAAGCTGGATGATTTTCTCCGGATCCCCGGATTTTAAGATGTCTTCTATGACTTCCCCTTCCTGAACCACCTCTTCTGTGATCTCATGTACCTGTTTTTCTTCTTCCGGAAGATTCATAACCGGAGCATCCGGCATCAGTTCCGGCACCAGTGCCATCTCAGAATCAATTTCGTCAATTTCTTTTCTGCCCTTACTGTAATTTTGCCATCTTGCGATTGCTGCACGTGGCTCTTTCTTTCCGTTGTGACAAAATTCTGAGATCCGTTTTTGATCCTCTTCTCGTATCCACACTTTTCTGCTACTGTACCAGTACCCTTGTTGTATCTCTCCCCATCCTTCCATGTAGCTTAAGTTATCTATTTTTGCAGTTCTCCACTTCTCACACAAATTGTCATAGGTGTAGTACTTGTTTTCTTCCAAAAGGAATACCCGGTATTTCGGATGTGCTGTGCCATCCAAGATCATATCCCTTGTAAATACATCGATCTCTAAAACCGTTCCTGTCTTCTTGGCACGATAGAACCAATAATATGTTGCACTCCAGATAGGTGCTCTTCCACATCTCAGTACCTGATGCCCTTGATCTTTCCTGACTGTCTTTCGCATAGTTTCCGTTACTTTTAACTCTGGAAGCTTTAATAACTCTCCTCTTCTCATTTCTCCGCCTCCAGATAGTATTCTTCTGCCATGGCAAATACTTCCAGATCCGGCATTGCCACCATTTGTGCCCCTCTTCTTTCTTTGACTCTTTTTTCTGCTTCTTTCCGGATATTCTGCAGACATTCTTTGAGTGTCCGGTTCTTTCTTCTTACTGCTTTTGCCAGAGTTTCTTTTTCGAAGCACCTCATGGACAGATACGACACGATCTCTCCTGCCGGCATCCCGTCCGTTTCCTCCTTTAACTCGATCTGAAGCTTTCCAAGTGCCGCATTTACTAAATCTACCAGTTCTTCCGACAGATGCTGCTCATATACTTCCCGGATTCCATCCGGAATCCCGTTTTCCTCTGCCAGCACTTTTAAATGCTCCAGATCCTGCTCCTCCAAAAGTCCTTTTGCACATGCATTTAATTCTTCTACGGAATCAAAATTTCCAAATACATCAAACATTCTGTTTTTCCTCCAGTAATCCCTCTAAATTTTCCACGTAGTCGTGATGTTTACTAAATCTGACGGCTATTTCATGCCGTTCTGCCAGTTCCTGATACTGCTGCCATAATTCTGGATTCTTGATACCCTTTCCAGATGGCTTTCTCCACTCTGACCGTTTCCACTGCTCTGGTTTTCCGTTTTCAATCATATTCTTGATAAAAATACAGTCTGTATATAAGGTCACATGGCATGCCGTATTTAGTGTTTTTAAGGATTCTACGATTCCAAGCAGTACCAGGCGATAATACGTTGTCTCTTTCTCCGCCCCACATATTCCTTTGACTGCCGGACCTTTCCTTGTCTGATATTCGATTGCAGCCGCCCAGCACCCATCTTTGATACATGGACCCGTCAGACTTGTCCGTATGTAAATATTCAATGCTTTCATATCAAATTCTCCTGTTCAAACGGATCAGGATGTATCTTCGGTATTTGTATCCTGTTACCGGATTGATTCCTTCATGGTATGTTTCTTTGTCAAGATAATAGCCTTTTGGCGGTTTCGGCTCGTCACTCCATGTTTTTCTTTTATATGTCTTTACTTCCGCAACCGGAATCTTCAGATTTCTGCTGCAGGAGTACCGGCTCTCTCTCAGTTTGTTTTCTTCATCCGGCGTTTTACTTAAATACTCGGCCAGTTTTCGAAACCCACCCTCGTCATACATTAAATCCATGTGGACTCCACCCTTGTCCCATACCTTTCGCATAATCAAATCTGCATCCGGAATCCGGTTGATGACCAGATGATGATGAACACCACCTCGGCTTCCAATCTCGGTATGCAGCATCCATTTCAGTTCTGCTCCCCGTTTCTTGTATTGTGTCCGTACTTTATTGAGCCACTTCCTGATGTCTTTTGCTGCGTTCTCCATATCTTCTGGCCTGTTCTCCGGCTTATAAGTCAATGTCACCCAGTAGTCATTCTCCTGAAAGTTCAGCTTCATCTTTCTCCAGCACTGCCGTTCTTTATTCCACTGATTCACTTTCCTGATCTGCTCTGGTGTGGCTTTCTTCTTTTTCATTCTCGGCATTCCCGGAGCACCATATCTCCCATTGTGATACTCCATCACTTCTCTGATGTCTCCCAGGTCATAACTCTTTCGTTTATACATCCTGTTTTGCTCCTAAGTTTAATATTCTTATCAAGTGAAAAACGGGAGCTTTTTGCTCTCATTTTCTTTGACATTTTGCCAATACAGGTGTACAATATAAATGAGTTTTTATTTTGTTTGTATTGGCAAAATATCCGGTGCATCTGTTTGCGGCAGGTGCACTACTTTTTTATACTTTTTTCTATGTATCGGCAACAGAACTCAATCACCAAAATAATGAGTATCATTCCTATCCACAATGTTCCCGCTTCTATCATCATCACTGTGCATACTGCTGCTGCCGCTTCCAGAATCCGCAACAGTTCCAAAGTGTACCGAATCTTTCTTCTCTCCCTGAAGCTCATACAATGATGTACTCTCCTCCGATTTCTTCTGCTACCTGTTTCGCCTCTTCGTATGTTCCATATTCGCTCCGTATTCTGCCGGACTGCCAACGAATGATCCATATCTGTTTCCTCTCCTTCTCTTCATTCAAATCCAAGTTCTTTGATCCTCTCCTCTATCAGATTTAATTCTGCAGTTACTTCTTCATTTTCCTGAAGCTGCCTCAGTTCATCCCTCCTGCTGACAAGTGCTCCGTATTCCAGAACTTGCCCTGCTGTCATGTTCAAGATCCTTTGGTCCATCTGTTTCTCCTTTGATTTTTACTGATTTTCTATTTTGATACTCCAACTCCCTGCAATAATTATTTAAACAGGCAATCGCATGCTGCTTCTGCTGTTCTGCATACCCGTTCACTTTTTCAGTTGCTCCCAGGAGCCTGATGAATTGATCAACTCTTTGTATGGTTAATCTCTTATTTCCCATCGTTTAACCTCCTGATAACTTCCTCCCGGCTCAGTCTGAAGAACTCAGCCACTTCGGAAATAGTAGCTTCATAGTGTTTCTTTACTGCCCCGGTCTTCCGCACGACTCCAAATGTCCAGATGTTGTGTCTCATACGGTATCGTACTTCGTTCACGGAACAACCGGTAATCTTTGCAATTTCTGCAGTTTTTAATGTTTCTTTTAACGCAATTGTAGTGTCCATTTTTTCATCATCTCCTGTTTTTAATCAGTCTTTGCATCAAACTCTTCTATCTTTTGAATCAGTTCGTCCAAAGATCGTCCCGTCTCCCGATCATTTCTCTGTGAATCCATGTAGTAATCGTGAATCGTTGAATACTGTCTTGCGATATTCATGACTGAAAATGATGCAAAAATTGAAATTACTACACAGATCACCAGTAATAAGAGTGCCTTGATCTTAAGACTTTCCACCTCTGCTTCAAGGTCTTTTAATCTTGATTTTAATGAATTAAATTCCATTTGATCGATTCTGTACGATTGAGCATATAACTTCTTTCCTGTCCGTTCCTGCTCTTCTTGGGTGGAATCCATTCCCGGTATTCCTTCACTTCCGCTCCAACACATTTTTCTCACCTCTTTCTTTTTTGAATCTTTATTGTCATTTGTTTCCAACTCTCCTATAATTTACTTACAGGCATCTGCCAATGCCGAGTATTTAGGAAAGGAGATGTAGTTATGGATAAATCAAACAAGGAACTCGCTGTAGATTTGGCGAAATCCGCATTGATGGCCATGGCTCAAATGAGCCAAAATAATATGCACAAACCATTGTCTGGTGATGATGTAGAGAACATACTCAAATCATGTTATTCAGCAGTATGTTCTTTGGACGAACGTGAGTAGCTCGGTATAAACATTGGCTCATCACGCATTTTATTTTGCAGTTCAACATTTCTTTCCAAAGTCTTGCTGAGCTGCTTTATTTCTCTCCTTATAAGGAGCAGTTCACTGTAAATCTTTTTTAACATCTTTCTCACCTCTTTCTTTTTTGAATCTTTATTGTCATTTGTTTCCTTATCTCCTATAATTTACATACAAGGCACGGCCATGCCTTAGTAAAATGAAAGGAGATATTATAGTGACTCTTGATTTAAACTGTGTCCGTGACACTCTGCTTACATTAGAAGAATGGCTTGTTCTTGATGACGATTTGGATTTTCATCGGCTAGGTTTAGATGACATTTGTCGTTCTTCTGAAATGCTTAAACATTCAAAATCATCTATTGCCTACACCCTAGTGCTTCTTGATGAAGCAGACTTTATCAAATGTTCGATTTCTTATGAAGGAACTAGTATTTATTACCTTGCAGTAAGACGATTAACATATAAAGGACATCAATTTCTCGATTCCATTCGACCTCAATCTACATGGAATAAAATTCACGCTATTTGTGAAAAAACTGGTTTCAAATCCTTGGCTACTGTAATGGAGATATCCGATATGCTATTACCTGACACACTAAAAGCAGCCATAAATCCTTAATGTATGGAACTCTTCTGTGTTTCGGGAGAGTTCCACGAGAACACACCTTCTTCCATGTACCGCTCCTTTTCTCTTTCATTGTTCTCCTTTATGCTTTTTTCAAAAATATATCCCACCGTCTCCGCTTCTCTTGGTGTTATTTTCCTTTCACTAAGAATGAAGATCAATTCTTGTACCACATCCAATAATTCTTTTCTACTCATTTGCCCCATCTTTCTCACCTCGCTTCCTACTCAAGAAAATAATCCACTGATACGCCGAAGTAATCTGCTAGGATTTTTAGTTTTTTTATTGTCATTTGTTTCCGTGTCTCCTATACTGTAACTACAGGTGTTGCAACACCGAGTATTACGAAAGGAGCTTTTTGAATGAATAAATTTTCTGATATCTTTACTCAAGAAAACATTGCATTCGCATTATCTATATTCGCATCTATCGGAACACTTGGAACCTGGACTTGCTCTTTCTTTAAAAGCAGAAAGCGTCTATATTCTGAGTTAAATGCGTACAGGACCAATCCACACGGATTGCTGGTGCACATGCAGTTTTCAAATAAATCTACTATGCCACTATCTATTAACGAAATTTCCATACTTATCGATGGCAATGAATACACTGCCTGTAAGATTCCTCAAAAAGTGAAAGAAGAATCTACCCGTGTAGGAAATGTTATTCGCAGTCAGCATGATTATTTTTCTATGGATTTTCCAATAAACCTTCCGCCGCTATGTGGAGATTCTGGCTATCTTTATTTTTCTTCCGAGAAAGAAAATTTTCCACCTCTGTCCAATAAGGTGAATTTGATAATTCGCACCAATCGTGGCCGGGCAATTCAACAGACATTTGAACTAAAGAATCTCTTGAATTGATATAATTCCTTTCCAAGATGCAAATATCATACATGCCTTTTTTATTTGTGCCAGCTTCTTCATCTTTGAGGCTGGCGATTTTATTTTTCGCATCTTGCAACAGAATAAGCTCTAACCTATTTACCCTTCTTTCGAGTTCGTCTCGCTGTCTTATTTGAGCCTCCCAATACCATTTTGGAATCCACATTTCTTACTCACACCTCCTACTCCAAAAAATACTCAACACTTACGCCGAAGTAATCTGCTAGAATTTTTAGTTTTTCTGCTTTAGGTTTACTCCTACCTCTTTTCCAATCGGATAATACCGATTGAGCAATCCCTGTATCTTTTGATACTTGATACGCTGTTTTGTCAGTTTTATACAATATTATATCACTTTAAGTGGATTTTGGAGGCAAAAAAATATTATCTGTTGGTATTTTATATAATGCAGACAATGTATTTAATGTTGCGAAATTAGGTATGACTTTCCCCTTTTCCCAATTAAGCACCGTATTTTTTGATACATGCATTTCTTTTGCCACATCTTCTTGTGTCATCTCTGCATTAACTCTAGCCGCTGCAAGACTGATCTGTAATTTTTCCAATTGCATCACCTCTTCTTTCTCTGAACCACTCCCTCTTTGATACAAGTATATAGTATCATCACTTTAAGTGTGTGTCAATACTTAAAGTGAAACTATTTTGATTTTTTATTGAAATAAAACCACCTTTGGTATATACTATAATCATCATAAGAAATGAGGTGACTGAAATGTCAGAGCGAGAATTTAACCAAATATTTTCTGAACGTTTGCGTTATTACTTAACCAAATATGAAATGACACAACTAGAACTTTCAAAACTTCTCGGTGTCGGTACTACTTCTGTATATAATTGGTGTAATGGCATAAAAACCCCCAGAATGGATAAAGTAGATGCAATGTGTGACATTTTCCATTGCAAAAGGTCTGACTTAATGGAAGACAAAACTACTCAATCGCATTCCACTGCCCACACAGGTGTCACAATCAACGTTCTTGGCCGTGTTGCCGCCGGTATCCCCATTGATGCTATTGAGGAAATTATTGATACGGAAGAAATCACAGAAGAAATGGCAAAGACCGGAGAATTCTTTGGGCTGAAAATAAAAGGTAACAGCATGGAACCAAGGATCTATGAAAACGATGTTGTCATCGTTCGCCAACAAAATGATGCAGAATCCGGTGACGTTGTCATTGCCACAATCAATGGTCATGAAGCTACCTGTAAAAGACTCCGTAAATACAGAGATGGAATTGAATTGATTTCAAATAATCCAAGTTATGAACCGATGTTCTTCTCCAATGAAGAAATTCTCAGCAAACCAGTTCGTATCATTGGTAAGGTTGTAGAATTAAGAGGAAAATTTTAAGATATAACCGCTTCGGCGTTTATATAGAGTAAAGTGGTGTTAAAGTACTTAGGAAAAGGAGTTTTAGTATGAGAGAAAAGCAAAGCGTAATGAGAGAATTGAAGCAATTACCTACATTCAATATGTTTGGAACCAAGAAAGAGGTTTCGTATCTTCCAGAAATTCTCAACCCGGATGAACGTGTTCTTGGACTGATCTCCGGATTTCTTGATGGAAACACGTGGATTATTGCACTAACAGATAGAAGAGTGATTTTCTTAGACAAAGGAATGCTATACGGATTAAAGCAAAGGGAGCTGCCGCTCGATAAAATCAACAGCATCTCACAAAAACGCGGATTATTACTCGGTTCAATTACAATACAAGATGGTGCATCTGCCATAAAAATCGAAAATATAGATAAAGGATGCATTGGTTCTTTTGTAGATTCACTTAATGCAGCTATAGACTCTTACAAATTTCAATCTTCCCCAGTTGTTCAGTCATCGAACGTAAGTGGTGCAGATGAAATTTTGAAATTCAAGTCACTTCTTGATCAAGGAATAATTACGAGAGATGAGTTTGAAATTAAGAAAAGACAAATACTTGGATTGTAAAATAAACTATCCCGTTAAGTTCACAAATAGGGACTGTATACACATCCGAATATATGTAAGAAAGTATTGACTGCTAATAAGGACTCGTGGTGTATGTATTGCTGTAGATAACTATGTCATTTATTTTACTCATCATTTAGCGGTTGTGGAATCAATATAATCGCCATGGCGTTTATATATGTGGTGTTATGTATGGGCCGAAGAAAGGAAGAAAAAATGGGGCTTAGATTTAGAAAAAGTTTCAAAATTGCTCCAGGAGTAAAATTAAACTTCGGAAAAAAGAGTCAAAGTATTACATTTGGAGGGAAAGGAGTTCATTACACTGTTAATTCAAAAGGTAAAACAACTAAAAGTATTGGTATCCCTGGAAGTGGATTATACTATACTGAAACATCTAATGCAGGATCCGGTTCAATGCAAGACGAGAATCGCTCCAACACAGGTGGTTTTAATATAAAGAACATGGGATGTCTTGGATGGATACTTATTTTGGTTTTAGGATTGATTGCAATGACGTTTGCTATAGCTTTATATCCCGCTTTCTGGATTCTTGCCATTCCTGCTACAATCTATTTTCTAAAAAGTAAAAAATATTCTAAATTTAGGAAGAGAAATGTCGCGATTTGTTCAATTATATTTATAACTTCCCTACTACTTTTTATGTCAATACCGCCTTCATCGGAAAGTGATTCAGATAAAAACAGTAGTACTGAAGCTAAACAGGAACAAACTATTGCCAATAATAAGGCTGATACAAGCCAAAAGTCGGCAACAGCCAAAAAATCTACTTCCGATAAGAAGACTATAAATGCCGTTTCTCTTACAGGAGATTTGTTGCAAACGCCAGTATTTACTGCTGATATTGGAACATCTGGAATGATTAAACAAATTTCTCTCACTGCGAAGGAAAATGCTTCTGCTTTATCAGATGAGCAAGCGACTTTAATTATTAACGATATAAGATCAGCAGCACATCAATATTATACGGATGAATCATGTATGCAAAAATACCTTTGGTACGGGTATCTTCTTGATTACAAATATGATGATGCTGACACTCGTTCTAATCTCGGACGTAGTCTTTATCAAAGCATCAAAAATGTTTATTGCCAAACCGATACAGCGGAAAGTAATACAACTGTTTCCGCTTTGGAACAAATCGATGCATCTTTTGCAAAAATGGATGAAGAAGCCGCAGCATTGGCCGCACAACAAGCGCAAGAAGAAGCACGAAAACAGGCTGAGATTCAGGCACAGCAAGAAGCTCAAAGACAAGCTGAACTTCAAGCACAACAAGAAGCTGAAGCTGCCAGAATAGCTGCAGAACAGCAAGCGACTGCTCAACAGACCCAACAGCCTCAAGAAGCTTCTGTATGGTTATCTGCTACTGGAAGTAAATACCATAGTGTTCCTGATTGTGGCAATATGAATCCTAATAACGCTCGCCAAGTCTCTTTGAGTGAAGCACAAAGTATGGGATACGAACCTTGTAAAAGATGTCATTAAACTCTCCTGCCCCACTGAGGGCAGTAATTCATAATACATTTGGAAAGTGGGAATCGGATCTTGAGACAAGAAAGGAGAAAAAATCATGATGTGTTTTACATGTAAAGGTAATGTAGAAGAATCTACAACGACTTATATGACAGAATATAACAATTGTTACATTATCATCAAGAATGTTCCTTGTAAAAAATGTACTCAATGTGGCGAAGAATATCTGAATGGTGTTACCCTGAAGAAAATTGAAACTATTCTGGAAAAACTCAAAACTATGCTGACCGAGTTTGCAGTAGTTGATTATAACAAAGCAGCATAGGCGTAAAAAATACCGCCCCTGTGCCAACAGAGACGGTACACTCACCAATTCTGTTAAATGAATTATTTGAAGAAAGGAAATGAAAGTATGCCATTATTAAAAACAACATCACATACAATTGATGATATCTATGCTCTTCCAGATGGACAGAGAGCGGAATTGATTGACGGACAAATTTATAACATGGCACCACCGTCTCCATTACATCAGGAATTAGTAATGGAACTCTCCGCCTCTCTAAGAAATTATATCAAAGGAAAAGGCGGTAATTGCAAAGTTTATCCTGCTCCATTTGCTGTTTTTATTAAGGATGATGATTCCAATTATGTGGAGCCTGATATCAGCATTGTCTGTGATTCTAACAAAATTTCACACCGTGGCTGTGAAGGAGCACCAGACTTTATCATCGAAATCGTTTCACCGAGCAGCCGTAAAATGGATTATTCTACCAAAAATACGCTCTATACTGACGCAGGTGTTCGGGAGTATTGGATTGTGGATCCTGCCAGAGAACGCACAACGGTATACCGATATGAGGAAGATGTCGCGCCGGTGATCATTCCTTTTCATGATACACTCAAATTGAAAATATATGAAGATTTTGAAATTTGTATTGATGATTTATTAAAATAAAAACTGCAATAAAATACCGCCCCAGTGCTACCAACACTGAGACGGTCTACATATCTGAAGATATGCAATCTGAAGCCAAGAATATTGTATCATCTTCGGAGCAGCTACACAATCCAGAACATTTGTTCATGTGCTGGCTGCTATTTTTATACCTAAATTTAAAGGAGATGATGATATGGCCAAAAGAAAAAAGCATCCTCGTTTGCCCAATGGTTACGGCCAGATACGCTTCCTTGGTAAGAATCGCCGCAATCCTTACGGCGTTTACCCGCCAGCTAAAGAAGAATACGAAAACGGGCAAATGAAGCCACAGAAAGCAATATGCTATGTTTCTGACTGGATGATCGGCTTTGCAGTTCTTACAGCATACAAAGCCGGCACCTATACTCCCGGCATGGAAAATGATATCCAGGTGGATGACAAAAAGAATGCGGAGGATTTTATCCAGTCTCTGCTTGCAAATTATAATCAGGTGCAAGGAATTAAAGCAAAGGAAGAGCCGCAATTAACATTTGCGGAAGTATTTCGTAAATTCAATGTTAAGAAATTCGGGCATGAATACGATGCAAAAAAAGTAAAACGTACCAGCTTGGAATATACGCTACGCGCAGGATTCAAGAACTCTGCTGCCCTACACAACAGAATTTTCGCAGAGCTTGTTACAGACGATCTGCAGGAAGTAATGGACGCTTGTCCACTCAGACACGCCAGTATAGAACACATCCAAAATCTATACTGCCACATGTACAAATATGCTATGTCAAATAATTTGTGTACAAAAGATTATTCATCTTATGTCGAAATTACACAGGATGACGATGATGAACATGGAATTCCATTTACTGATGAAGATTTGAAGAAATTGTGGGAAACAAAAGAAAATGAAGTGTCTGAGATGATCTTGATCATGTGCTACTCCGGCTTTCGGATATCGGAATATAAGACTTTAGATGTAAATTTGAAAGAACGTTATTTTTTCGGCGGTATCAAAACGGATGCTGGGAAAAACAGAATCGTTCCTATTTATTCCGGTATTTTAGATCTCGTAAAACGCCGGATGAAAACACATGGAGCGCTCCTGCCTGATAGAATCGATATATTCCGGGATAAGATGTATACTCAACTGGCCACACTTGGAATTGAAAAGCATACTCCGCATGATTGCCGGCACACATTTTCAAAATTGTGCGAAAAATATAAAGTCGCGGAGAATGATCGAAAAAGAATGCTTGGACATAAGATAGGTGATATTACAAATGACACATATGGTCACCGGACATTGGAAGACTTAAGAAATGAGATTGAAAAAATAGAAATCAATTTGTTGTAA